ATGCGCGGAGATGTTAGCCAGTCTAGCTTTGCCTTTACAATTGCAGAAGGGGGGAGCCGTTGGGTAGAGTCTGCTAAATACGGCCCAATGGGTAAGCGTGAAATTACCAATATTAAAAACCTTTACGACGTTAGCCCAGTTACTTATCCAGCTTATGCCGATACAAGCGTAAGCGCTAGGGATTTGGAAGCGGCTAAATATGAGCGCGAAATTATTGCAGCCGAAGAGTCCAAAGCCTCTGCGGATGTAGTAGCGTTGGCGTTGGCAAGATATAAAAACTATTAAAAAACCAAAAAAAATGAATAAAATTAAAGCATTAAGAGAAGAGCGTGGACGTTTGCTAGGCGAACTTTCCACCTTGCAGGCTTCTTTGGAAAAAGAAAGCCGTTCAATGGCGGACACTGAAAAGACCCGCTTAACTGAAATTGAGGCTCGTTTGAGCGCAATTAAAGACGAAGTAGAAACTTTGGAGCGTTTGCAAAACTTGGCAGCTCAGGCTGCGGGTAACACTGCAAGCAAAAGCGAAGAGATTGAAAAGGGTAAAATGGTTGACGCTTACAGCTTCCGTAAGGCTATGCAAATGGCTACTAGCGGGCGCAAAGAAGGTGTAGAAGGCGAAATGTCTGCCGTAGCTGCTGCTGAATTTCAGCGTAGCGGTGTAAGCGTTGCCGCTCACTCTATGCTTATCCCTTCTGAAGTGTTCACTCGTTCTATGAATGCAACAGGCGGTACTGCTGGTTCTGAAGGTGGCGTTAACGTCCAAACTTCAGTAGGTGGAATTATCGACGTATTGATGCCTAAAATGGTATTGAATAACTTAGGCGTTCAGCGTTTGAGCGGTTTGGTAGGCAACTTGGATATGCCAACTGCAAGCACTTTGCCTGCTGCTGGATGGAATACAGAAAACGGCACAGCTACTGAAAAGAGCCCAGCCTTCGGTAAAGTAACTTTCTCTCCTAAGAGATTGGCTGCTTTTATCGCCGTATCTAACCAGTTGATGCTTCAGAGTTCTAACTCTATCGATACTTATGTTAGAGAGTTTTTGCTTAACGCAATGGCTTTGGAATTGGAAAAGGCCGCTATCAAAGGTGGAGGTTCTAACGAGCCAGTAGGTATTTTGGGTAACTCTGGTATTAACATTGCTTACGCTGGTAACGCTGCCTCTAACTCTACAAACGCTAACGGAGCCGCTGCTGTTTGGGCTGACGTAGTAAACTTGGATAAGTTGGTAGACGTAGCTAACGCTCAAGGTTCTGCTTACATTTCTAACCCTAAAGTTAAAGCTGCTTTGCAGTTGACTGCGCGTCAGGCTTCAGGTGTTGAAGGTAACTTTATTTTGCCTTCTGCTACTAACGAGCTTAACGGCTATCCTTTCGCTTGGTCTACCAATGTACCTAGCAACTTGTCTAAAGGAACTTCTAGCACTTTGTCTGCTTTGATTTACGGAGACTTCTCTAAAATGGCTATCGCTTCTTGGGGTGGTATGGAGTTGACAGTTGACCCTTATAGCGGTGCTAAAGGTGGTTTGACTAACGTTATCCTTAACTCTTATTTGGACGTAAATTTGTTGCAGCCGACTGCGTTCGCTGCTATCAAAGATATCGTAGCCTAATAACTTGCCCGCTTGGGGGCTCTAAAGTTCCAAGTGCTGCGGGTGTCTTGACTGTACCCCCCTCGGGCCAGATGTTAGTAAAATTTATTGATAATCCGACAGGACGCTTTAACCTCGCCTATAATATTGGCGACGTGGTAGAGATTGAAAACAAACAGGCAGCGCTCTTAATCGAGGGCCTTATGGCTGTTGAGGTAGAAGTTGAGCAACCTAAGAGCGTTAAGACTAGCAAAAAAAAGCCAGTTAATCCAGAGACTGAATTAGACGCAGAATAATGTTTAGGGCACGCCGTTACATATCCTACGCAAACGCTGCAACCGACTATATAACACTGGCCGAGGCTAAGCAGCACCTTCGCGTAAACACTAGCACAGACGACTCTTATATAACGGGCTTAATTGCTATGGCGGTTGAGTCTTGCTCTTCTTATTTGGGTTTCTCTGTGAGAAAGGCGACGGCTCGCTATGGCTTCGACGGCTTTACAGGGCAACCTGCGCTCGTTAATCCCGTAAATGGCCTAAATATACCTTCGGGCAATTATCTCCGCGTAAATAGCCGCGTATTGAGTGTAGAGGAGGTTTACTATACCAACGCTAACCAAACGCTTACGGCTTTTGGAGCGAGCGATTGGATAGATACGGCTAACTCTAATTTACTAGCGACTTACTCGCGTAATATTTTTATTAATACGGCGCCCGTTTCTGTAACGGATGACTTAATAAAATACCAAGTTGAAGTAATAGAGGGATTTAATACAGTGGGTACTACTTCAGTAGACCCCGACACTATTTTTCCAATGTCAATTAAACACGCTGCTTTGCTTTTGGTTGGGCAGTATTACGATAACAGGATGGCGGTTACAATTGGCGTTTCTAATACTCCGCTTAACTTTGGTTATACTTATTTGCTAGACCCTTATAAAATTTCAATAACGATATGAACGCGGGCCTAATGGACGAACTAGTGAGCGTCCAAAACTACACGGAAACAATAGACACCAACACGGGCGAAAAAATCCCAAGTTGGAGCGAATATGCGACCGCGTGGGCCAGAGTTCAAGAGCAGGAAACTGGAAGCGAGCAGGTGAACGCCGACAGAAACGAAAATAAGCAAATTGTAACTTTTACCTGCCGTTATAATGCTAGTTTTAGCGTTACCGATAGAATAGTATGGAGAGGTAACAAATACAACATTATAGCAGTTAGTCAAGTTGAGCGCCGAATGTATAGTAAATTGCATACGCAAATAACTTATTATAACGATTAAAGTAAAATGTCAAAATTCGGAAACGCTGCGCAAACAAAATTAAAGCTCCCAGATATAAAAAGTTTGGGGCTAGCACCGCGTTACGTCGGAGATATTATACAAAGACACGCGCAGGTATTTATTGACTCAGCAAAACAGAACATACAGGACGACACGGGAAACCTTAGCCGTTCTATTGGCTTTATTGAAAAAAACGCTAAATATAAATTTAGTGCAGTGCGATTGATTGGGGCGCGAGTTTATGGAGGTTTTAGAGGATACCACGCTTATATATATGAGCACGGAACCGAAGATAGAGAAACAAAGACTGGCGCTAAGCGTGGCAAAATGCCTGAAAGCGATTATATGGCTAAATCATTTGCAGCTAATAAAGAGCAGTTTTTGCGTAATGTTGAAACGGATATAATTAAAGAAATTGAAAGGCAGGCCAAAAAGGCAGGCTTCACTGTTAAATAAAAAAATAAAAAGATAAAATAATGGCAACTACTAACCCAGTAAACGGTACGCTAATTGCAATCTACAAAGATGTAAGCGGAACTTTAACAAAAATCGCAAACGCGACCTCTAACGATTTCGACATTACTAAGGATATGCTCGATATCACCAACAAAGACAGCGCAGGCTGGAAAGAGTTTTTAGTTGGTGAAGGCGGCTGGACTATGAAAATAGATGGAATGTTTGAAGAAGACGGAAGCGTAGGCGCAGGCGGTCTATCTTGGAAAGATGTTATGACCGACTTACTAGCAGGTACTTCTGTAACTGTTGTAATGACTTCTAATGTAACAGGAGACCAAAAACTAAGCGGTTCTGCTTTTTTCTCTAACCTTTCACTCGCAGCCCCTCAAAATGCTGTTAGTACTTTCTCTGCTTCTTTGCAAGGTACTGGCGCTTTGACAGTAGGCACCGTTTCATAATCTATGACAGAGGTAACAATAGGGGGCGTAAAACACCCCCTTTACTTCTCTATGCTTTCTATTGAGCAAGTATTAGCGGAGTTAAAAGTAGAAGACTTTAGCGAGTTGGGTAAAGTTATGGACTCCCAAAGCGTTGCTAAGTCTATTAAGTTCGGGCGCGTTTGCGCTTTAGCAGGTATTCAAAGCGGATACCGCAAAATGGGCGAAAAATGCCCCTTTGTTACTTCCGACGATTTGGCAGAAGCTGTGCAGCATTTTGTAGAGTTGGAGCCCGCTATTTTAGCGTTTAGTGCAGCCGTTCAGCAGTTTTTTAAGCCTGCCGATGACGTTGCACCAGTAACGGGAAAGTAACAGGCGGAAAGGCCGAGCCGTTGACCTTTGACCGCCTTAAGCAAATAGGTTACGGCGAAATGCTAATGAGTGAGCAGGAATTTAACGACTCCAGCCCGCTCTATTTTCGTTTACGGCTTCACGGAATGCGGAAGGCCCAAACTAGCGCCTATCGTACGCAGTGGGAGATAAGCAGATGGATGGCAGCTACTATAATGGCCCCACACCTAAAAAAGCCGATAGCCCCAAAAAATTTAGTTACTTTTTCGTGGGAAGAGGAAGAGAAACAGAATATTGTTGAATTAGTTTCTAAATATAGACATATCTTTAACAAGTTAACCCCAGACCCACAGGCGTGAAAGCAGTAAAAGCGATATACAATATTTTAAGCAATAACTCAGGCGTTACGGCTTTGGTTTCAACGCGAATTAACCCGCTCAGAATACCAGAAAAAAGCCCACTCCCTGCCATTGCTTACCAATTAGTAAATAACACGGGTAACGCCTCCAAAAGCGGATACTCGCATACGGACTTTGCACGCATCCAAGTTATGAGCGTTGCAGATAATTACGCGGGGGCTATTGCTTTGAGTGAGGCAGTACGCGAGGCTATGCAAATAAGCACACCTGCGACCTTTAACGGGGTTAAGGTGCAAGTCATTGAATATGACGGGGAGATACACCTAGCAGACGATAACGCGGGTTTCGCTGGAGTTAGCACTATTGCAATGGACTTTATAATTAACTTTACTAGATAATGGCTACCCATAGTAGTATAAATATTGCGCTTAGTGCCGACACCTCAGGCCTAAATAAGAATATTAAAGATGCAGCGAAGACCGTCGAGCAAGGCGGTAAACGGATGCAGGAAGCCGCAAGGCAGGCAGGCGAGGCGATGGCAAACGCTTTGGGTAATATGTCGGTACGGGATGCCATTAAAGAAGTAACCCAAGCGATAGACGACCAAAAAGCAATTACTCTAGGATATCAAAAAGACCTGCAAGGCCTACGCGATAAAAGCGCGCAAATGTCTGCCGCAGATATTAAGGGGCAGCGTGCACTTCGCAAAGAGATTGAAGCAGTAAAGGCCTCTATTGCAGGGCAAAAGCTAGGGATTGCGGATTTAATCACAGAGAAAAAACTTTTACAGGCTGAACTAGCAAAGGAGGCAATGGCGACCAAAGAGGCGGCCAAAGCAACCAGCGAAGCAAATAAAGCCACTAGAGAAAACAAAACTATTAACGGAGCGACACGGGCGAGCCTTAACGGGTTGGCCACTTCTTTCTCTTCGGTCTCTTCTATTATTGCAATTGTAGCGGACGATAATAAAGCCCTGCGCCAGACATTAATGGCGACTAACGCAGCCCTTAACTTCTCGGCTGCTGTTATGCAGGTGCGCGACCTTTCCAAAGAGTACGGCGGGTTGGGTAACGCTGCTAAAGATGTTAAAAAGTTTATCAGTGCTAACCCCTTTTTAATTGCTGCGGGTGCTATTACTGCCGTGGGCGTTGCTATTGCAATGTACGAAACGGAAGCGGAAGCAGTAGTAAGGATACAGAGAGAGGTAAATAATGAGCTTAACAAGTCAAAAGAAGGGGCAACTGCTAGCGCGATAGAATTAAAGGCTTATTTAGCAATAGTAAACGACACTACGCAAAGCGAAAATAAAAGACAAGGCGCTTTAGTTGAATTAAAAAAGGCTGGGATTGCGGTAGACGATGTTAATATACATACAGCAGCAGGGTACAAGACGCTTAATTCACGCGTAGAGCGCTCTATTGAATTATCTATACAGAAGGCAATAGTAGACAAAGCCGCTGCTAAAATTGCAGAATTAGAGCTAAATAAAATCGAAGCCCAAAAGAAGGCAGAGGAGGGGTTAGTAGGTAGCACAATAGATAATTTGTTTTATATGGGCCTCAAAGTGCAGCGCACTAGAGAGGGCAATAAAGCAGTAGCAGAAGCCGAAGCGCAAATAAACTTATACAAAAATGCTTTAAATACCGCGACTAATGAAGTAGCCAATTTAAGCAAAGTTGTAGAGAATGACACCGAAGCGCAAAAAGCGCATAACACCACGCTAAAAGACGGAGCGAAAGAGGCAGAGAAAGAAGCGGCAGCGTTTAAAAAATTAGAGGAGTCAATAGCAAACCCAAAAAATACGGGTAAGAGTTTACTGGCTCCCGTTGACCCTATCGTAACTCAGTCGATGGAGGAAGTACTGCAAAAGCTGGATGAAATACCCGCAGCAGTTGAAGGGGTAAAAACTCCGCCTTTGTTTACCGATGTGGTAGAGGATGCACCGCAGTTAGTTGCTACTACGGTAGAAATTAGCGACGCGTTTAAATTAATGGCAGACCGCAATAGCGAAAGTTTCCAAAAAAACGCCAGCGCTTTAAATGCAGATACTATACGGACGGCAGAGTGGGCAGCAAAAAAGCAGGTAGCACTAGACCAGATAAACGCGGCCTTTGCTAATTTGCAGATGCAAACCGCTGCCAATATCGGCCAATTTATTGCAGACCTTGCCACTGGAGAAGAGGGGGCGGCTAAGAACTTTGGTAAAAATATGCTGGGCGCGATTGCTGGCTTTATGGATACCTTAGGTAAAGCAATTATAGCCACAGCCATAGCGACAGAAGCCTTTGAAAAATTGATAGTTGCAAACCCAGCCGCTGCTGCGGTGGCGGGCTTAGCATTGATAGCAGGGGCAGCAGTTGTACGAAATACTTTGAAAGAGGGGCCGAATGTAACAGCCTTTGCAGACGGAGGTATAGTAAGCGGGCCTACGCTGGGGCTTATGGGTGAATATCCAAACGCAGCAAGTAACCCCGAAGTTATAGCGCCGTTGGATAAATTGCGTAATTTAATACAACCACAGAGCAGCGGATTTGTTGCTAGCACTTCTATTCAGGGCAGAGATTTGGCAATAGTTTTGGAGCGTTACAATAAAGACACTAAAAGGGGTTAATTTCGCAATATGGCACGCAAGTACTTTGGGAGTTTCAAAAGCATAGATAATATTACTCATAGGGTTGAGATTTGGGACGGCCCTAACGGAACCACGCCCGAAATACTTACTGGCTTATATGCAACTAGAGTAACTGCTGCGGGAGGGTTTCAGGAAGCGGCAGGATGTTTGAGTACAAAGTTGAACGCGCTATCTGAAAGCACAGAGTTAAAACTTGCAGGCGAAGGCTATACAATTACGCGTAAAGGCGAAGGCGACCCGCTTTATACAAACTATATCCGACCTAGCAGAGTTGCTACTTATTGGGTTATACCTAACGACACTGTTTTAAACGACTTCGAGTCAATTGCTACGGTGACCGAGCAGTACTGGGCTATCTTGGTATATAAAGACGGCGTTTTGGATTATGTGGGCCGAGTATTGGCAGACCAATTGACGCGCTTAAGGGAGTCTATCCTAGCAAAGCCAGTTATTGAATTGGTAGCGGTGGACGGCCTAGAGTTGTTAAGCGGTTACAATATAGACGCCTCCAACTTTAGCGACGGCAAAATGACAATAGCGCAAATGTTTAGGCGTGCTTTAGATACGCTAGCGCTTAAGGATTATTGGGTAGTAAACGGAACGCAAACGGATTACTTCCGCGAGGCTTCAACGGTTTATAATACCGCAGCGAGTCGCAAAGGCTTTGATTTGGAAGAGGTAGATATTAATACTTTTGTAAGCGATTACGACCAATTTAAGGACGTTAGGGCTACGGATGGCAGCCAGTTTGTTTATGCTTCTAACGATATGCTAAATTATGCGCAAGCGTTAGAGCAACTTTGCGAAGTTAAGCAGGCTCGTTTAATCCACTCGCAGGGCAAATACTGGCTTGTAAGTTTTGCGGATTATATAGACACTACAATTACATACCGCGTTTATAGTTATACTTTGCAGTATGAAAATAGAACGGCAACCTATGCACACAGGCAATTTTTAGGTGGAACTTCTACGCGTCCGCAATGGGAAGCAAAGCCTACGCTTACTCACCAAGTAGCTGCGAAATATGTGCAAGTTGACACAGAGCGACATTTGGGGGCGGGTATATATAGAAGTTTTGCAGATAGCGTAACTACTCCCTTAGATGGAACTTTCACAGACATACCAACGGGAAGCACGCCAGACGAGGCGCCTATTCGCGTAAGGTTTAGTATGAAATTTTCTAAAATTTATTTCTCTCTTACGGGCGGTGGCACTATGCCAGAAGAGTACAGCAACGTATTTGTAAAGATTTGGTTAACAGATGCAAGCGGCAATATTAAAATATTAGATAATACTAATTTTTATTGGGTGAGCCATACTGGAACTGTTCCTAACTATGTAGAAAAATTAGACACCAGCAACCAGTCTAGCACTTGGACGACATTCAACTTTGATAAAAATTTAAGCACAGCCCCCGCAGGTTTTACTAATCTAAATATAAGGGTTGCAATTGCAGGGGTCGCCCGTTGGTTTACAACCGCAGGCAAACCAATTACCTCGGGCCTACCACGGTCTGAAGCTAAAAGTTTTTGGGGCGCGGTTAATGTGGCTTTTGCAGACGCGAGCCCATATAATAATCCAGACTTTACTTTTGATATAGCAGAAGTATTCACGCCTGACGCTGCAAACTCTGTTAACTCAGTTCCAGTAATATTAAATCCTAAATACTACTCAAGTAATACCAAGTACGCTACGGGCGCAATTAGGGTAAACAACGGTACTAATTATGTGTTAGGTACTTCCACTTGGCGCGGGGGTTGGGATTCTGTAACGCAGGGGACTATAACTGAGATGCTAGGGCAGAGCGTAGCGGGGTTGTATAAAGACTTTATGCCAGTAATACAAGGCACTTGGGTAGACAGCGGAAGTTTGACCGCTATAAAATCCCTTTACTTTGATAATTACACTTGGATATTGCAGGGCTGCCAATATTCTGCACGCTCTGAGGAATGGGCAGGCGAATGGGTTGCAATTATACCAACTTATACAGCAGTAAGCGGAAGCGGCGAGGGCTACAAATTAGGCACG